TCCTTCTTTAATTTGATCTAATCCTTTTTCATGTTCAAAGTATGTTGATGTTCCATCAGTACAACCAATTACATGATCCTTGTTTGTAGCAGCTGTTGTGCTACTTGAATTATATTCTGTTGCATGGGGTTGACCAAAGACTGCAGAATCTTGCCATGCAGATCTAGCTAATGTTCCTACTGTCCACACTGGCCGTTCTGGTGTTGAGTCTAAATAATTATAAGTTACAACTCTATTAACTGTGCCTGATCCTGAGTTAGGATAAAACCACATAACTTCACCAAACAAATTATTAAGTCCTGCATTAATATGTTGTTTTGGAATTGTATTAATATCATCGTAAACATGATCTTCAACTAAACATGCAAGTGATTCTAGTTTACCTGTGTATCTAAAGAAACCATTTTCTGACATCCAATAAGCAGAACCATCTACCTCTACGGCTGCATTCTTACCAATCAATCCACAGTTAGTACCAACTTGTTGAAATGAAAAAGTAAAAGGTGCGCCGACAAATCTCATAATAAATAACGCTGTGTCAGTCCAAACGTAAATTGCATCACGACCACGTATTGCTCCTACAATTTTAGATCCATCTGCAAGTCTTTGTGTACCTGCTGTGTTAGTAGCTGATGGTGCATATGATGTTGTTGCATCAATAGATTCCTGGTCCGAGAATCTTATAAACATTTCATCTCTTGTAGACTTAGTTCCAATTGTAGTTTCTGTTCCAAAAAATATTAAGTGTCTATCTGGTGTGGATACTAAACTAAACGAAGATGCTGTTGGTGCATTAGCAAGTATAGTTGCTCTTGTTTCTGTAGCTCCTGTTGGATCTGAATCCCATTCAAATGTTTCTCCACCTGATATAGTTGCAATAAGTTTGTTACCAAAATTATCTAATGACCATAATCCAGGCGCTGTTACAATATCTCCAGAAGTAGTACCATTCCATGTAAAAAAATTTGATGCATCTGTTACTGTTGCACCTGACGAGTGTGTTGCTGCAGTTGTACCGCTTGCACCTCTTGTTAACCCTGATAATGTTCCACCACTATTTCCAGTATAAGTTATTAGTTCAGAACCAATTTGCACCGTACCTGATGATGGAAATGATGTTGAACTTGCCATTGTTAATGAAGTTACACTTGCATTAATTTCTGATGAAAGTGTTGATGTAAATTGTCCTTGTTGCACACCACCCCATGATCCAAGACCCCAACCAGTTGTTGCAACTTCTACTGCTGGTCCAACTGAATAGTAAAGTTGTACTCTAATACCACCTGATGTACTTGCACCCGATCCTGATTCGTTAGATGCCATAGTAACTGTTAGTGTAGTAGTTGTTGGTATACTTGCTATTTGAAATTTTTTGTTGTCAAAATTATCTGAATTAAAATTAGAATTAGTAATACTTGTAAAATTATCTAATAAAATAATATCACCTTTGTTTGCATTGTGTGCTGAAGCAAAAGTCAAAGTTACAGTTGCTGATCCGTTAGTTGTAGAGAATGCACTAGTTAAAGTTGTTGTAGATTTAATTGGGTGTATGTCATAAAAAATACCACCAGAATAAGCGTACAATATTCTGTTCGTTCCTAATGCTGCAAACTTAATACCACTAGCATTAACAAAGTGATGCAATGCTGTATTACGTCCTGTAATATCAACTGACCCTAATTGGGCCCAACCACCTATTTTTTCAGGTGTGCCATATCTAAATCTAACATTGTCGCCATCAACCCATTGGCCTTCACCGCCAGTTGCTGTAACTTGTTTATTAAATCCTGGTTGAAAATTTACCTTCTGTAACATATAACCCTTTATATTACTAAAAGGCCCAGCTTACAAATGAATATCTAGTGCCTTTAGTTGCTTCTTTTACTTCGTGTGGATACATAAAGTTTGACGGAAATAAAAGTATATCTCCTGCTTTTAGCTTAATTTCTTTACCTCTGCAATAGAATTCTGATCCTTTGTAATCTTCGTTAAGGTTTGCAACTATTGATACTATAGGCACGCCTTTCATTTGACCATCAAATATACTGTGGATATGATCATAATGTTCTCTCATCATAGTTCCAACAACATATCTGTTAAAACGTATTGGACTAAATTTAGAAAGAAAAAGTCCTTCTGTTTTTTCTCCTGGAACGCTGTGTTTTATTTGATACTCTTCTAAAGCTTTAACAAGATAAGGTGTTATTTTATTTTGTTGTTCTTGTGTACAAGGCATTACATCTAACTCTTTTGTAGGTTCAGAGCTACTCGTTCCTGTAGTATAGTTATTCCAAGTATGTTTTTTCCATTCTTTTTTATTACACTCATCTATCAATGATTCACATACCTTTGTAGGTATATGGTTTTCAACATATATATAATCTTCAATTGTGCTCATTTATTATTCTCCTTATATCTAGATGGGTTAAACTATCTTCACTACCTAATGTATCAATACTAAATGTATTAAATGACATACTAATTCTAGGTTCATCTCCCATGTTTATTGGTACACTATGTTTTAGATTAGATGGAAACAATATAAGTTCTCCATTAGTGCAAGGTAATAAAAATGTTTCTGAGTTTAAATTATTAAATTTTTTAGGATCAAGTTTCATAGCACTTTGTATTGACTTAGAAAAAGATATTGGGGGTAATTTTGGATCTTGTCTAAAATAAAATACACCACTAATAATACTGTTCGGGTGTACGTGTTCGTGATGTTTAGATCCTTTAGGATTTTTATTTAACCAACATTGTGTAACAACTAACCTTTGATCTGATTGAGATATATCTTTAGTAAATTTATTTAATGACTCATATATAAAATTTTTTATATTTTTAAACTGTTCGTGGTTTAATAAATAAGTATCTTTAGATTTAAAATTTTGATTAGCTTTTTGTTCAATCCAATCTAATGTATCAATGTATTTTAGTTCATCGACTAAAGAACCTTCATACTTTGTAATTAAAATTGGTGTAGGAAATATCTGTAATAATTCGTCTTTCATGTATAGGATAATACTATATTATTTTATTATTGTAAACCACCATGTGAGTCTGATAAACTTGCCCCAAAACCTCTTACACCACTTAAATCTCCAAAATCAGCAGAATTACCGGTTGAAGCTATAGTTACATATTGTATTACATTTTGTATACCAGGAGCATATCCTCCTCCAAATATACCTCGAGTTAAAGCACCTGTTCCTGTCGCAGCTCTAGTTGCAGCTAAAAGATCACCAAAATCTGAAGCGTCACCTGTTGAAGCTATTGTTATATATTGTATAATATTACTTATAGTTGCTCCTGGAGGCACATAACCTCCAGCAATAACATGTCTTACATTGCTTGATGCTCCTGCAGGCACAATTGTTGCAGCCGATAGATCACCAAAATCTGTAGCGTCTCCAGTTGATGCTATAGTTACATAATCTATAACATTACTTATAGTTGGTACATACCCACCACCAAAAACTCCTCGAATTGATGAACCTCCCGCTGACAAACCTGATCTTGCAGTTGTCAAATCTCCAAAGTCTGCACTGTTTCCTGCTGAAGCAATGGTTACATATTCAATCTCATTTTCTCTTGTATAAGGAGAATCTCCTGTTGCTCCACCACCAAAAATACCTCTAGTTTCACTTGAAAGAGCTGATCCTCTATTAACTGCTCTTGATAAATTACCAAAGTCTGCTGCATTACCAGTTGAAGCAAGTTCTATAGAATCAATAACATCAGAATATCCTGGGGTGCTTCCAGAAAAAAATAATCCTCGATTTAAAGAAGAACTTCCAGAAAGACTATTTCTTCCAACAGTTAAATTTCCAAAATCAGAAGTATTACCTAAAGTATTAGAATTAATAATTTCAACTATATCTAAAGTTTCTGCACCAGGAGTATATCCTCCTCCAAATAAAGTTCTTCCTGATCCAAGCCTATAAGTTGCTGATGGTCTTTGAATTATATCTTCGTTAATTCCACCGTGTCCATTTGAAGCTGACACTCCTGAAGATGAAATTGCAATTAAATCTCCAAAATCAAC